ATGCTGGCTCTACCAGTTTTAACTATCTGAATAAGATTTTGAAAAATTGGAAAGAAAAAGGATATACAACACTGGAAGAAGTCAAAGAGTCAGATCGGATCTTTGAGGAAAAGAAAAAAGATCAGAACAATCGGCCGAAAGATTTCAAGAGTGGCAAGTATGCACTGCTTGGAACTGACATAAGCGTTCACGAAATTGATCCGGAATTAGGTTTTTAGGGGGTGACAGCATGGATTTACCGCTGGTCTACCATATAAACGAACAAGAAACATGCTCTATACATTCGTGCTTTAAGTGGTCGTTAAATGACGATGTACCGCTGGAAGATGAACTAAATAGAACTTTCTGTTCAGAGTGTCAACGGGAAAAGATGGCACGGGAAAAAGAACAGAAGATAGGACAGGCTCACACAGCTACAATCCTAAGAAATACTTATGATGTGTTTGATAAAAACAGCATCATACCACCAGAAATGAAAAATGCGACTTTTAAAACATTCACGGTATCGAATGAAACGGATCAAAAAGCAAAGAATTACGCTTTGAGATTGGTACATCATTATTTACATGATGGTCGTGGGAATGCTTTGATAATGGGTGAGGCTGGACGAGGTAAAACACACCTCGCACTAGCAATCGCAGAAAAGCTAAATGCAGATTTTAAAGCGAATAAGCTCCCTAAGAGTATCTTATTCGTCAACGTACCAACCTTGTTTCAAAAAATTCAAGGGGGGTTTGATAAAAAGGGGGCCATGTCAACCAATGACTGGCTGGATCTACTGACTAAAGTTGACTTTCTAATCCTTGACGATTTAGGCAAGGGAGATCGTGGACAGTGGAAGCAAGACTTTCTATATACGCTTTTAGATCATCGAGATAAAACAATTATCACTACCAACATGGGCGGTAAAGCAATGAAAGAAGCATACGATGACGGTTTAAGAAGTCGTATAACGAAAGGCGGGAAAAACCTTTACTTTAAATATCCAGCAAATGCAGAAGATAGGAGAGGGCTACCATTTTGATTGAGGAAGATATTAAACTCTTTGAGCGGATGTTTTACCCGCTGTCAGAGATGCTGAAAGAAAAACTACTGGCTAGTGATCCAGTAGTTGCAGAAAAGAAAATCAAAGACTTGATGCTATGTGCATTGAGTTAGAAAGGAATGTATATGACAGTCAGACGAGATATGACAACGTTGGAAGCGAATGTATTTAGTCAAATTTTGAATGGGACTTGTGAAGAACCTATACCAGCCAACCACATTAGGGGACGTCTGGGTATTGGTAAGCGTCAATTAGAAAATACAGTAGAGAGCTTACGAGTGAATTTCAGAGTGCCTATCGTGGCAAAGAAATTTAATCCAAACGGATATTATATCCCACGGAACGAAGAAGAACGGATCGAGGGTTTAGGGCCTTATAAACGACAAATTCTCACAGAGCAAAAAAATTTGTCAATTATCCAGTCTATTGATCTTGATGATTTTTGGGGTATGACAAATGTTTTTTAAAAAAACAAAACGAATAAAAGAGCTTGAAGCTCTATTAGAAATCTACAAGAAAAGGGACATCGAACACACGAATGTTCTACGGGTGCTACTAAATGGACGAAAACGAAGAAATTGAAGAAGAAATCGACTATAGAGATCCAGACTTATGGCATTGGTACGGATCAGGCTTTCGCTATTTAGGCGATGATGACGAAGTGTAAAAAATGGAGATAAAACAATGACAAATAACCAAGTGGCAGTTAAAACAACAGGAGACTTTCTCACGAACCCGCAACTATTGAGCGCCAAGATCGTAAAACAGTATCTTGACCCGTCTGGCAAAGCCAATGATGAAGAACTTGCTTACTTTATTGCGACTTGTAAAGAGCGCAACCTTAACCCGTTTACTAAGGAAGTGTACTTTATCAAGTATGGAACGAACCCAGCGCAAGTGGTCGTGTCAAAAGATGCCTTTATGAAGCGTGCTGAACAAAATCCAAACTTTGACGGGTTTGAAGCGGGTATCGTGGTAGAAACACCAGAAGGCGAGATCAAGCAGATAACAGGCACAATCTACAGCAAAAATGACGAACTCCTGGGAGGTTGGGCGAATGTTTACCGAAAAGATCGGAGATATCCTATCGCGGTAGATGCAGATTTTAAAGCATACAACACAGGGAAATCTATGTGGGCTAAAATGCCAGCGTTAATGATCCGTAAAGTGGCCCTTGTATCTGCAATGCGTGAAGCATTTAGTGAAAATGTTGGAGGCTTGTACACAGCGGACGAGATGGAACAAGCACAACCTATTGATGTGACACCAAAAGAAAGCCGTGAGGAAGTCATGAAGCGTAAACAAGCGCAGATCGAACAAATGAAGCAAGAGCAACCGAAGAAAGAGGTTGAACCAATCGCAAGCACGGAATACCCAGCGGAAGAAATGCCTTTTGTAGCAGAAGAATTGCCAGAAGATATTGACTTACCATTTACTTAAAAAAGGAGACACAGAAAAATGAAAGAAGCGGAAACAATTAACCAGCTTGATAGTATCCAGATTAATTTTGAGCCTGCCAAAGTCGCATTCAGCGACTTTGGAGCGTTCGAGACTGGGATTGAACAAGCTATTGCTAAATACGGAACATTTGACCTTGAAGTTAACACGATTGAAGAAGTCAAGCAAGCACGGACCGACTTGAACAAGTTGAGCGAGAGTCTTGAGAAGCGTCGAAAAGAAATTAAGGGCAAAATCAATGAGCCTTACGCAGAATTTGAAAAAGCGTACAAAGCACCTTATAGCAAATTGAAGGGCTTGATTGATACCTTGAAGCAACAGATTGATGGATACGAGGAAAACCAGAAAGTCTTGCGAAAAGATGCGGTGCGTAACTGGTTTAAAGAGAAAGCCCTTGAGGGTAACCTTAACCCAGAGATTTTTGAACAATATCTGGATAGTTACACCAAGGCTGGGCAATTTAAAAAAGACAGCTTCCAAATTTTGAAAAAAACAGAAGCAGAACTGGAAGCAATCGTGCTTGCTGAATTGCAAAAGCAAAATCAGAAAGATCAAGATATTTCAATCATCAGTAGCCAATGCGCCACTCACAACATCGGGCCAGCTACTTATATCCGAGCGTACGAAAGTGGCCAGACGCTCGCAGAAGTGCTTGACAGCATCACTGCAGACATTGAGAGTGCTAAGCTATTCAAAGAACGCCAAGAAGCACGAGAACGAGCAGAGGCAGAACGCAAGGCAGAAATTGAGCGTATTGCCAAGGAACAAGCAGAAGCTAGCATTAAAGCCTATGATGCAGAAACTGGCGAGGTTATTAACGAACCACCAGTTCTAGCAAGTAGCAAGTATGTTACTACTATCAAATTCTGGTTTGACTTAGAACAAGCGAAACAATTTAAAGAGTGGTTAGACACTCATAACATCAAGTTTGAAACAGTGGAAGGGATGAAAAAATGTTAAACAATGTATGCCTAGTTGGTCGTATGACTGACAATGCAGAACTACGCTACACCCCAAATAATCAAGCTGTAGCTACCTTTAGATTGGCAGTAAATCGCAATTTTAAAAGCCAAAATGGAGAACGTGAAGCTGATTTTATCAACTGCGTGATCTGGCGACAGCAAGCGGAAAATTTAGCAAATTGGGCTAAAAAAGGGGCTTTGATTGGTATCACAGGAAGGATTCAGACACGAAGCTATGAAAACCAACAAGGTCAGCGGGTATATGTGACTGAGGTCGTAGCTGAAAACTTCCAGTTATTGGAATTTAACAAGCAGAATGACCGAGGGCAGTCACAAAGCCACAGCCAGCAAGACTTTGCACGGCAGGCAGAACCGTTCAACATCGAGGAATCGGATCTTCCATTCTGATGCCTATGACTTGGATTGAAGAACACTTTTCGAGAGAGTACCCAGAAATTAAGTCAATACAAGATATCTGGAATAAAGATGATTTAGGCGGTTATCAGACACAGCGGTATTCAAGGGAGTTAAACAAAGCGATTGTCACTAATGATCTAACCGCTATCAATAAAGATCTGAAATCAATCGGACTTACTCTTTCGGATTTTAATCAACAACTAACTCTATTTTAAGGTGGTGAGAAATGATTAAATTAACAATACCTATCGAGCCAAAGCCTCAAACCCGCCCAAAATTTGGGCGAGGCGGGGCATACGAAGACCCGAAAATGAAAGCATGGCGCAGATCAGCTACATACCTCATTAAAAGTCTATATAAGGGCGAGAAGATGCAAGGTTATCTTAAAACAGAAGTCACGTTTTATCTAAAAGCCCCTCAAGTCGTATCAAAGAACCCTACTCCAAAGGCAAAAGCCAAAACGTGGGAACGATATGAGCGATTTTTAAATGAGAAAATCTATTGTGCCAAGAAACCAGATCTTGACAATCTGGAAAAGGCAATATACGACAGTATTTCAGACGCTAATTGTATTTGGTGGGACGATAACCAAGTTGTAGAGCATACAACCAGAAAGGTTTACTCACCAAATCCACGAATTGAAATAAAAATCAAAAAAATTTAGGAGATAACAACAATGAATAAAAAATTAGTTTTAGCAACAGTAGCAACAATCGCAGCAGTCGCAACAGCACAAGGAGTATATGCAGATGAAGTACAAGGAACAACTGGAACGGGAAATGAAGCAAGCACAGTTACAACTGCAGGAACTGGACGAACTGGAGCAGAAAAAAATGAAGCAACGCAGGCTGATAAACAACCAACTGTTGAAACTACAAATGCAGAAGCAGGAAGCGAAAGTAACGATCTAGACCAATCGGGAAATGCTACACAATTTACAAAAAATGGGACCGATATTCAAGTAACCAATCCAGAGGTAGCTGTAGAACAACCTAATGGAAATGGCAAGTATTCACCATTCACTGTAGAGTATAAGAACATCCACTTCCCAGATGATATGACTATCAACGAGGGAGATAAGGTTAAATTTACCCTCCCAGAAGAAGTGAAGTTTCAAACTAACTTTGACTTTGACGTATACAATCCCGAAAAGCAAGTGGTAGGTAAAGCTACTACTGACACAGCAACTAATACTGTTACTACTGTATTCAACGATTATTTCAAGAATCATCCGCTTAATAAGCAGATGTCCCTTAAAATGGATGCGACTTGGACTGACAAAGTGGAATCTGGAAAACCAGTCACAGCTAACTTTAATGGCACGCTTGTGACTGCGAATATTGGTAAAGAGCAAGTGATTGGTAAAGACGAACTAATTTCTAAATGGGGTTCTCAAGATAAAGATGACCCAACCGTGATTAATTGGGCTGTTCGGTTGAACTATGCACGGAAAGCCCTTAACTATGTCAAGATTATCGACGAAATGTCTGATAATCAGAAATTGGTTGATGATTCATTCGTTATCAATTATGTTGATTCAGTTGATCCTTGGATTGACAAAGGTTCTGCTATGGAACTTGTCAAGTCTATGGCTAAGTCTGATCATGGGTTTGAGATTACAATGAACAGATTAGATCGTATGATCTACTTGTGGTATAAGACTAAGTTGACTAACACGGTTAAAGAATCACATAACCCTACTAACAAGATTGAGCTTAAAGCTGAGACTGATGGCGCTATTTCACATAGTTATGTTCAGTTGGTAGGTGGTCGTGGTGATGCTTCTGGTGAAAATAAACCCGTCTGGGAAATTCCAAATGATGCTCCGAAATACGAGAAACCATCTATCGATTTGAATGATATTCCATTGATGCCTCCTGCTCCGATTGTGGAAATCCCAGAATGGAAAGGCGGAACTACTCCTTGGGATGCACCTAAATACGATAAACCAGAATGGAATGGTGGCACAGTGCCGTTTGACGCCCCTGTATTGGAAAAACCAGAAATCAATATTGAAGATATTCCGCTACTTCCACCAGCTCCAGTATTGGAAAAACCAGAATTACATATTCCAGTAGACCCAGAAAAACCATCTGAACCAAACAAACCTAATTCTGATAAACCAAAACCACAACCTAAACAAGATAAACCGCACGAAATCAATTCTAAGCCGTCTAAAGAGGCCGTAGAGCCTCAGAAAGAGCAAGTGAATGTTATTTATCAACCAACTGAAACAAACGCTCACACACTTCCTAATACAGGTTCTGAGAGTACTCTCATTCTTTCGTTCGCTGGTATGTTTATTCTTGGTGGTATCGCACGGATCGCATTGAAGCGTGAGGGTGAATAATGTCACTGATAGATCGATTCTTTGAGGAATACGACAGCCTCATGAGTGAATACGGTGGAGTTAGTAATTTCTTTACTATCCTTGGTGACAAACGTGTGAGTGGATATATC